GGTTTCCCACTTTCCACGCGCGGCGTGACGGCGACAGAAACACCGGGCCCTCCGCCCGGTCTCCAATCGCCTGATCGAGCATCTCCCCCAGCTTGCGGCCGAGCGGGATACGCCTTACCTGCCCCGTCTTCCGGGCCGTCTTATGCTCCTTCAACGTGATGACGCGGTCGGCCAGGTTTACGTCGGCAATCGTGGCTCGGCAAAGTTCCCCAGGCCGAGCACCGCACTGTCGCAGGGCAGAGTAGATCAACCGGAACTCCGGCGACGCCCGCGTTAGAATCGCTTCAGTCTCGGCTGGTGTCGGAATCCGGTCCCGTCGGCCGACCCGCGGCTTCTCCAGAATCCCGAAGACCGGCACTTGAAGTAGCTTGTTCTGAAGAGCGAACTTCTGAAGTCGTTCCAACGCCACAGCATCGTGGTGCCGCGTAGTGTCGGACATGCCGGCGCCGGCGGCGGCCAGGTGTTCGTCGATCTCCAGCGGCGTCAGCGTGGACAACTCACGGTCGTTGTATGCCTCGCAGAACTTCTTCAGCCGGGCGCGATAGAACGCCAAGGTCGCGGGCGACCGGTGCCGTGAATTCCACGCCAGGAACCTCTGCGTCAGGTCTGATATCGACATTCGACAAGCGTCTTTGCTCAAGATAGCTATTTGTTAAGACTTACAGGGTAAGTATGCCTCTTTTGTCGTAGATCGACGTGTACTCCGGCTGTGTCGATGCCCGATCGATCCCCATGATCATGGCCACGATCCCGTCGATGCGCTCGACACTTTTCTTCTTCGAGGGCTTCCAGTTGTCGGCAGCATCCTTCTCGAGGCTGACGTTGCCGGCCATCCAGCGCAGGACCGGGTTGCCGCCATGCGCGATCTTTCCAGACAGGACCAACTCTTCCAGCTTCTTCGTCGGTGCGTTCATACTGGCGTAACCCTGGCCGAACGCCACCATCTCGAAGCCGTCGTCGGTGAGCTGCGTCGCCAATTGCGTGGCGTTCCAGCGATCGAGGGCGATTTCACGGATTTCATACCGCTGTCCCAGCTCGTTGATCTTCCGCCGGATGACTTCGTAATCGACGACCTCTCCCGGCGTGGCCCTGATCAACCCCTGGCGAATCCACTGCGTGTACGGCACGTGGTCCCGGCGCTCTCGAAGGCGGGCACCTTCTTCCGGCACAAAGAAGAACGGCAGGACGCGGTAGATATCATCGACCAGAAAGACGAGCACCAGGGCCGAGATGTCGGTTGTGCTCGACAGGTCCAGTCCGGCAAAGCACTTCCGCCCGTCCAGGTCCGGAAGAGCCGCTGCGCACGCGTCCCACTTCTCCATATTGAGCCAGCGGACATCCTGCTCGGTCCATTGATTGAGCCGGTAGCGGCGGAATGAGTTCTCCTTCGCCGGCGATTCCTGCGCCTCACGGCAATCCTCGGCAAACTGGTCCACGCTGATCGTGATCCCCAGGCTGGGATTGGCCGACTGCCAGACCGCCGGATCGGTCCAGTCATCCTCCGGTCCGGCCGCCGAGATGTAGGCGAAGAACGACAGGTCTTCGATCGTTCCATCGAGCACCCGTTCGGCATATTCGTGCTGTTCCCAGCAGATCGAATGGCGATCGTAGCCGGCCGTCGTGATGCTCAGGTTCAGCGGCTGGCGCCGGGATGCACCAGCGTATCGCAGCGTGTCCCAGAGTTCCCGAGACTTTTGGGCATGCAACTCGTCGATTAGCACGGCATGGGCGTTGAGGCCTTCTTTGGCAGGTACGTCGGCCGACAGCGCCCGATAGAGTGAATGGGTCCGGTGGCAGACGATGCGCTTCGTCGAACGGACCGTCTGCAACCTGGCCGACAGCGTAGGCGAGGCCTGGACCATGTTGGCCGCCTCGTTATAGACGATCGACGCCTGGTCCCGGTCGACTGCGGCACTATATATCTCAGCGCCCTTTTCCTTGTCGGCGATGAGCAGGTACAGGCTGATTCCGGAAAAGAGACAACTTTTTCCATTTTTTTTGGGAACTTCGATGTATCCCCGCCGATACCGCCTTGTTCCGTCCGGTCGCATCCAGCCGAACAGGGGCGCGATAATAGTCTGCCATTGCCAATCCAGCAGTTCGAACGGCTTGCCTGCCCAGTCCCCCTTCGAATGCCTGATGAACTGCCGCAGGAACTTACGGACGCGTTCTGCGGCCTTGATGTCGAATTCGTAGCCTGCTAACACCGCGCGCTCGTCGGCTTCGCTGCGGACCCATTCGTCCCAGCCCTCATGCTTGGCATCGGCCAATTTCTGAGCGAGTCTGGCGACCATCAACCCGCCTCCAGAAACGCCTCGAATTCGTCGATCGCATGGGGATCGTCCGGAATTCTGATGCGGCTGCGGCTTGATGGGGTCAGTCCAAACTCGACCATGAACTTACGCATGGTTTCCAGCGCCTGATCCGCGATCACCAGGTACGGCGATTTCATCGGAAATCCCTTCTCCGGGGACTTCACGATAGCGCCGAACTTCCGCACTTGCTCTTCCGCCTGAACCCATCGGCTATAGGCCGTGCAGTACGCGGCCAGTGCGGTGCGATCGGCCAGGCTCAGCAACCCCATGTCCTTGAGCACCTTGCACGAACTAAACCATTCGCTTTTCGCTATGTCGTCCAGATACTTCGGACATCTCGGGACGCCCGATGGTGGAGACGGCTCCCGACCGTTCAACCGGCGTTTTCCTGGGTTTCCCTCTAACAGCCGAAAAGAGGTGGGTTTTGGCTTACGTCCTCGCATGAAAACCTCGGTAAAACGGCACTATCCGGGCTGACCCCCCCCCACCCAATTTCGCGGAAACACGCGCGCCGGGGCGGTATCCGCGCGAAGAGCCGGTAAAAAATGACCGGTTCCCCCCTCCTACCACGTTTCACTGTCTTACTCGTCGTCGCCGCGCGGAGGATCGCGCTGGTGCTGCGCTTGCATCCGATTCTCCTTCTGTTGGTTGGTCAAGCGTTCGTCCGTACTGCTGCCATACGTTTGCGTGTCTTCGTTTGTCTTCTTCTGATGGTGCACGGCGCACAGCACCTGCGTATTGCCCAGTGCCAAGCGCCAGTCCGATCGCACGTGCACCGGGATGATGTGGTCCACGATCCGTGACGATGTCAGCGTCTCGGTCTTTAGGCACACCTGGCACAGACAGGCGTCACGCTGGCGTCGTATTTGCGCCACGTTGGCCCACGTCGCGTCGTAACCGCGTTCGGCGGGCGTTCCACGTCGTTCGTCGCTGCGACGCGTGTACGTGCCTTTGTGGACGTCACAGAACGAGCCACGCGCGGTGTTCGGGCAACCAGGATAGCGACAGCGGGTTTTCAGACGCAGGGGCATGGCGTTGCTTTCAGCGGGATCGTCTACAAATCGCTCTGGTTCGATTCGACGTTTCACACGCGTATTGGCCTGGGTATTCTGATGGGATGACAACTCCACTAGATTCACCAGACGAACCTCCGCCGTCCTCCGGGAACACCTCGCGGCTATTTGTCATTGGTGGCGTCATCGTCTTGGCTTTCTTCGGATTGCTCGTATGTGCCGGGGCAATCGCTGCGCCGTTTATCCTCGTGAAGCAGAGTCGGGAGGCGCGAAGAGCTGAGGCCGAACGCGACTTCCAGCAAGCCCAGAAGGTGATGAAGAGAGCAGAGCAGGAGCGAGCCGATCGCGAGAAGAAGGCCGTCGAGCCTGAAGAGCCGGACCGCATGCAATCGGAATGAATCATCGCATGTTCTCCTCGCGCGGTTTCATCGGGATGGGTGCCTCGCCAGTGCGCTCCAGCACTGCCGGCTGCCCGGTGAAACGCTGGTACCTGTCAGCGATCACGTCGGCATAGAGCGGGTCCAGCTCCATCAGAAACGCCTTACGGCCCGTCTGCTGCGCCGCGATCAGGGTAGAACCCGACCCGCCGAACAGGTCGAGCACGTTCTCACCCGGCAGCGACGTGTATTGCATTGCACGCACCGCCAGTTCTGCAGGCTTGGCTGTCAAATGTTCCATCCGCTGTGGGGGAATCTTCTTCACGTGCCAGAGATCGGGGACATTTTTAGGTCCGAAGAACTTATGGCCGGCACCCTCTTTCCAGCCATAGAAGCACCACTCGTGGGCGCCCATGTAGTCCTTGCGCGTCAGCACCGGGTGCTGTTTGTCCCAGATGATGGCCTGGCTGAAATAGAGTTGGTGCTTCTTCAGGAACGGAGGGTAATTGCCGCAGTTGGCATAACCGCCCCAGATGTAGAATCCTCGGCCAGGTAGCAGCGCCCGGGCCGCGTTTCCAAACCAGGCATCGAGCAACCGATCGAACTCGGCGTCTGACACGAAGTCGTTCGCCAGCGGGCGGTCTTTGGCCCGAAGCTTCTTGTTCGTCGGCTTCGATTTCTCGGGATGCCGTGCCAGGTCGAGGGATTGGTGATGCGTTCGCTTCTTGGAGGGCGCCGCGAACGAGCTGTTCCCAGCGGCGATCGCATTGTTCGACCGAGGCTCGACCTTCACGTTGTACGGCGGATCGGTGTTTACCAAGTGGATCTGGGCGCCGTCGAGCAGTCGATCGACATCTTCGGGCTTGCTGCTGTCGCCGCAGAGCAGTCGGTGATCCCCGAGAATCCACAAATCGCCAGGCTGAGTCGTCGGCTGGTCTGGCGGCTCGGGAACTTCGTCGGGATCTGTCAGGCCGTCCTGCATTTCGGCTCCGAGAATCTTGGCCAGCTCGTCTTCTTCGAACCCCAGCAGGTTCAGGTCGAACTCCATCGCCTTGAGGTCGGTCAGCTCGAGCGGGAGTAGCTCGTAGTCCCACTCGGCAATGCTGGCGGTCTGGTTGTCGGCGATTCGGTAGGCCTTGATCTGCGCCGGCGTCAGCTCCGTGGCCACGTGCACAGGGACCTGCTCGAGGCCGAGCTTCAGTGCCGCTTTCCAACGAGTGTGGCCGACCACGAGCACACCGTCGGTATCTATGACCAAGGGCTGGCGCCAACCGAACTCCTTCAGCGAAGCGGCGACAGCATCGACGGCGGCGTCGTTGACGCGGGGGTTATTGTCGTATGGCTTAATGCGGTCGATGGACCGAATTTCGATGTGCATAGTAGTGGTCGTTTTGAACGGAGGCGGGGCTGCAAATGGGCCGATCAGTCGCCGGCCGCGAGAGAACTTCAATCCTATATTATATGTTCATGTGTACACTAATACTAGACCGATGTCCCGAACCTGGGGACGGCTGTGGCAGAATGGCTGGCCGCGTGTTGGAAGGCGGCGACGGGGAAGGCGTGACCCAACTGCTGGACGGCTCGGTAGCGCGTGTGGCCCACGACGAGCATGCCGTCCTGGTCGACGACCAATGGTTGGCGGAACCGGAACTCTTTGAGCGACACGGCCACGGTGGCGTCGTTGACGCGGGGGTTGTTGGGATAGGTTTGATTCGGGAGATGTCCCAAAGTTTAATTACATTCGTGAATCCTTTCGTCAAATGTTCGTCGGGCGTCGCGCAGCTGCTTGACCGCCCGTCTCAAGTCGGCAAGACTTCAATGGACCCGTCTTTTCCACCGCTTGGTGCCGCCATGTCCGAACCTCTGCTCCGAATCCGCAACCACCACACCGCCCAGTGCGGTGATCCGCCGATTGTCAACGGGGACGACCCGGCGACGTACATCGGCTACTTCGAAAACCCGTTTGGCGAGCAGTGGGTCTTCACGTACAACCGTGACACGAAGAAGGCGGAACTTCGTGGCGGTGACGCCGGGTGGAACAAGATGTTTGAGGTCGTCGCGCCGACCGTCATGGGATTGATCCTGAGCCGCGAAGAAGCAACGTGGCTTGGCTCGTGCTGGCGGGCCGCAACGGGGAGTCCGTGACGTCCGAGGCGCCGCGCTCAACCTGTCGACTGTTCGCGTCGCATCCTCGTGGCAGAAAAGAAAAAAAGTCCCGTCATGGACTGACTGCCGCACGCGGCCCCTTCGGTGGTTCGTCTGGCCCGATCGGTTGCCGTGTGACGTGGCCGCGTCATTGTCTCAGCACAATATCTGCCGCAACGTCAGCCTGTCGTTGGATCTCGCCTCATTAGTAAATGCTTAGTTGCCGGCTATACAACTTAGCAAATACCGTTCGAGAGGAACTCGATTTCCATTACGATAATCGACCAGGAGCTGTGTATACGGGGGATCTGGAGGTCGCGGTTCAATTGGCCACCGCTCCGGCCAATATCCAAACGCTCCTAAGATCGCCCAAGTGCAGAACCGCGCTGCGTGCCCATTTCCATTGGCATACGGATGGATTCGAAGAAATAATTCAAACACCATACATGCCACTACTACCACATGATACAGCTTAACTTCGCTCGGGACCTGCGCAGTCGGCAGTCGATGCCCTTCGAGGAGCGCCGCCAGTGCACTATCAATCGTCGTTGCCAATTCAGCCATTGCATTTACTGCCACACCGGGAGGGCAGCCGACCCGCGGATCGCCGTGAACTCCAACCGAATAGTTCCGCAAGCATCGAAATTCTTCGCCACGGTAGTGGCCAGCAAAGTATGTGTGCTGAACTGGCGTGAGTTCCTTGAACAAATATTCATGCACCTTTCGCGTATCTCGAGCGATTCGTGAAGGCGTCGGATGTGTGCGGAGTGTAAGAATGGTCGCCGCTGTGCGCTGTGGCAGAATCTCGCCTCTTCGCGGATGATTTTCAAACTCAAATTCTGGGCAATCGGCCGGATGAATGTGTCGCAAATGCATTATCAGCCCGCGTCAATCGCTACCCCGTGCCACATCATCTGACAGCCTCGCGGCCCAAGCAGCTAAATCTACTCTTTTCTTTCTACTCTCGATTGCGCGCACAGCACGAGCAGCGAGATCCAGCAATTCTGGGTTAAGAGTTGGACAAATCCCATTCGCCAATTTCTGTGATGCTTCCAAAATGTCCTGACAACGGGACGCCAGATCGTCGGGAAGATACGAGCCACGTCGGCTATAAGTTGCCAGCCGCCAAAATGCGCGCGACGGCACATCTTTTTGTGGAAACCTACTCAGTGCAGTGTGATGCATCAGCAGTTCTGGTTCAGATGAGAACATTGTCGCGATTCCTCGACAATTGACAAGTGTCTTCCATTGACAATCGAATAATACAACTGCAACTCGCAATTGGTCTTCAATAACGCCCATTCCGATCAGCGCCTCGGCAGATGGACGTGCTTCACCGATCAAATGCCTCGAATTGACAGTAAGCCACTCCCGCAATGCGCTTGACTGATCCCACACACAATCGACGAAGAACTGCCGCTCCACAGTCAGCAGGTCGTTTGTCGACTTACGGCCCGACGACTGAGTCATCCAGGATGATGACGTAATCGTCAGCACATCAA